GGAGAGCAGATTACCCCCTGGATCTGATTTCAGGCGTTGGGTGTGGATCACTATTGCACCGTTCGTGACATTTACTGCCATATTCACTCCCCAAACAAAAAAGGCACCATTTCTGGTGCCCTTATCCAGGTTATAAAATTCAACTGATACTGATACCTGCTGTTGATTTCTTCATCACCACAACCAGTAAATCGCTGATACTTGCTGTGGGATACCAGCCATTTACCAGCCATGCTGACACAGAAAATTCCAGCGTCATGTGACCGTGACCGGCAGGCATATCAATAACGCCACTGTAAATCAGCGTATTATCCAGCGCAGTACGGTTATAAATTTCAGCACCGTTTTTCCGCACTATCAGACGGCATGAGGAGTAAATATCAGTATGATTTCGCTCATGCTTAGCGCCGCTGAATGCCACCGCCGGAATAACAATCTGTCGGTCAAACGGCTGATCGTCATAAATCCTGACGGTAATGGTCCCTGATGGCCACCGTTCCGGTGCTCGGGAGTCCCGGGGGAAAGCTTTACCCACTGTTTTAACGAGATCGCCTTCAATCTGGTTCGCGGACAGTTTTCCCAGAACCCGGCAGTTCTTGTTAATCGTGACGTTGTTGAGCGTCCCGGCGTTCGCATTCACGTTACCGCTGATATCCGCATTTCTCGCCGTCAGTCGCCCGTCCGGTGTCAGGGAAAATGCCGGAGGATTGCCACCACTGGTAATGGTGGGGGCCGTCAGGCGTTTCAGGAACACGTCATTCATGAATATCTGATCACCCTGCGCCACAAACATCGGCGTTTCATTTCCGTTTGCCGGGTCAATAAACGCGATACGGTTAGCGGCAACCAGGAACTGGCTCAGTTTACCTTCCTCCGTGTCCTCCATGCTGAGGCCAATACCCGCGACATAATGTTTGCCGTCTTTGGTCTGCTCAATTTTGACGCCCCACATGGCATTCCATTTATCGTTGGCATCTTTCCACTCTTTCGAAAACTCCTCCAGTTTGCTGGCGTTATCCTCCGTCAACTCGACTTTTTCCAGCAGCTCTTTACCGAGATGGGATTCGGTTATCTGGCCTTTGAAAAAATCCAGGTAACCTTCGGCATCATCGCTCGCCCGACCGACAGCCTCCACAAATGCCGATTTGCCAACGGTGTTCACACTGCGGATGTAAAAATAATAATCATGGCCCGGTTTGATATTGATACTGGCAGCTATCCAGTACAGCGCCGTGCCAAGATAGCGGGCTGTAGTTTCAACCTGCCTGATATCCGCAATCCGCTTTTCCGAGAACCAGAACTCAAACTGTACCGTCGGATCATAAACGGCAAGATGGGGCGTGGCGGTTATCTGAAAATAGCCCGGCGTCAGCTCAATCCGCGACGGCGCTGCCGGTGCGGCAATCCGGAACGATACCGATGCAGGATCGCCCTGCTGCCCCCAGGCATTTGCCGCCCGGACTGTCAGCCTGTAGCTTCCCAGCGCCAGCTGCCTGAAGCGGTATGTGGTTTCCGTCGTCCGGGCCGTGCTGACCAGCCGCTCACTGCCGTCATCCGCTGCCACGGTCAGGCGAAGCATAAAGCTCACACCCTTCACCACCTTCGGCGTATCCCAGCGCGCCAGCACCTGATATTCCCCGCTGTCTGCGGTGACTTCTGCGGTCAGGTGCTGCACCGCTGGCGGCGTGACACCATTCACCGTGCCACTCTGTTCGCCGTCAAAGTGCGCCCCGTTATCCACGATGGCCTCTTTTTCCGGCACATGCTGCACGGCGGTGATGGCATACGTGCCGTCGTCGTTCTCACGGATACTCACGCAGCGGAACAGTCGCTGGCGCAGCGTCGGCAGCTTCAGCCCCCATACGCTGTATTCAGCAACACCGTCAGGAACACGGCTCACTTTTACCTTCACGCCGTCGGTGACGGACTGAACCTCCACGCTGACCGGATTGCCACTTCCGTCAACCAGGCTTATCAGCGTGGTACCGGAGGATGGCAGCGTGATTTCACGGTCGAGCGTCAGCGTCCGGGTCTGGCTGTTCACCGCCAGCACACGACCACCGATGCTGATACCGGCATAGTCATCATCACAGATTTCAATAACATCGCCCGGCACATGGCGAAGCCCTTCTGCGCCCACGCTGAAATCCACGGTCTGCGTTTCCAGCAGTTCCGTTTTAATCAGCCACAGCCCGGCGCGGTGTGCCTGCCCCCGACTGGTACAACCAAAGGCATCCATCTTCGTGACATTACGACCGTAACGGGCAATGGCCTGCGTATCCTCAACAAGCTCTGTCGCCGTCTCCCAGCCGTTATCCGGGTCAATCCAGTTCACCTCAACGGCATTATGGCGATCCTTCAGGGCGCTGAAACTGTAGCGGAACGGCGCGCCATCATCCGGCATCACCACATTACTGCGGTTATAGGTCCACACCTTATCCGATGGCCGGTCCTGCACGAACGTCAGCGTCTGCCCGTTCCATACCGGCATACAGCGCATCGCCGAACAGAAATCACTGAGCACATCCCACGCCTTGCGCTGTGTGGTCAGCCAGGCATTACAGGTGATGCGCGGCTCCGTGCTGCCAAAGCCGTCCGGCACCGACTGGTCGCAGTAGTGGCCGATAACATACAGCGCCCATTTATCCACATCTGCCGCACCAAGACGTTTCCCCATGCCGTAGCGCGGGTGGGTCAGCATATCCCACAGACACCAGGCCATGTTGTTGCTGTATGCCGGTTTAAACGTTCCGTCCCAGATACCGCTGTATTGCCGCGTCTGCGGGTTATAATTCGACGGCACCTGCAGAATACGCCCGCGCAGATGATAATTACGGCTCACCTGCTGGCTGCCGAACTGCTCCGAGTCCACCTGCACGCCGACCAGTGCCGTGTTCGGGTAGCACTGTTTCACATCGATGATTTCGGTGTATGACGACCAGAGCGTTTTGTTCTGCAGCTGGTCTGTGGTGCTGTCCGGCGTCATCCTGCGCATCCGGATATTGAACGGGCGCGGAGGCAGGTTATCCACCACCACCGAGGCCAGATACTGCGAGGTGGTTTTGCCCTTAATGGTGATGTCTTTTTCCGTCACCCAGCCACGCTGTATCTGAACCAGCAGGCGAACTTCCGACGGACTCCTGTCTCCCTTTGAGGTGGTTTCCACCAGTGCCTGTACACCGAAGGTAAAGCGCAGACGGTCGATGTTTGCCGACGTGATGGTGCGGGTGATCGGCGTGTCATATTTCACTTCCGTACCCAGCACCGTCTCGGAGCCGGAGGATTCAAACCCCTCCGGCGGAGTCTGCTCCTGCTCACCTGCCCGGAACACCACCGTGACACCGGAGATGTTGGTATTCCCCTCACTGTCCAGCACCGGCGTACTGTTCAGCAGCACGCTTTTTAAGCCATCCACCGGACCTTCAATCGGCCCTTCGCTGATGGCATCAATCACACTCAGCAACTGCGTGGACTTCAGGTTGTCCTTCGCTTCGCGCGGGGTATGCCCCTTACTGCTGCCTTTACCCATTCCTCACGCTCCATAAACGACAAAACCGCCCGCAGGCGGTTTCACATAAAACATTTTGCATCAGCGACCAATCACCACAACCTGACCACCGTCCCCTTCGTCTGCCGTGCTGATCTCCTGAGAAACCACCCGCGACCCCACACGCATTTCACCGTACAGAACAGGCAAAACATTGCCCTGAGCAACCATGTTATCCAGTGAGGAGAAATAGGTGTTCTGTTTGCCGTTATCTGTACTGGCTGCCGTGGGCGTCCTGGCTTTCGGTGCCAGCATCTGCGCCACACCGCCCAGGATCATACTGGCCCCTGCCGCATACATGCCCGATACAGCCGCGGCACCCAGCCAGCCCACAGGGTTCCACCATGCCACCGCAATCAACGCCGCCCCCAGCACCACCTGAAATACACCGCCACTTTTAGCTCCCGCCAGACGCGGCACGATATGGATCACGGCACCATTTGCCAGCGGCTCATTAAGACGGGCAGATAATTCGGTTTCACCTGCATCACGCCCGGCAATGCGCACCTGATACCAGCCGTCATTCAGCTTCTGACGAAACGCCGGGAGCTGTGTGGCCAGCGCCCGGATGGCTTCGGCCCCCGTTTTCACACGAAGGTCGATGCGGCGGCCAAATCGTTGCAAATCCCCGTAAAGGCAGATGCGTGCCATGCCCGGTGACGCCAGAGGGAGTGTGTGCGTCGCTGCCATTTGTCGGTATACCTCTCTCGTTTGCTCAGTTGTTCAGGAATATGGTGCAGCAGCTCGCCGTCACCACAGTAAATGGCGGCATGATTCGGCACCGATGAACCAAAACAGCACAGCAGCACATCGCCCGGCTGCGCCGCTGACAACGGCACCTGATACAGCCTTGTGGCCTCCAGATTATCCAGATAGAGATTCTGACCGTGACGCCACCAGTCATCCCCGCGATGAAAATCCGGCATCTCAATCCCCGCCAGATGATAAGCATCCCGGAACAGCGTGTAACAGTCCGTCACCCCGTGCTCAAAGCGACGCCCGGTAAGATGCGGCACACAGCGGAATTTATGAATCTCACCCCGGCAGACCAGCCACCAAGGCAAATCGCTCTGCACCTGCAGCCGCCTGTCAGCCTCACTCAGCCAGGGCAGACCACCGGGGTGGCTGTGGACCAGCGCCACAATCTCACCCTGCATCTCTGCCCGCAGCCAGTCCTCCGGCGACATACGGAAATACGCCTCCGGTTCACCGGAGATATTCACGCAGGGAAAATATCTTTCCCCCTCCGGCGTTCTCACCACGAAGCCGCACGACTCCGCTGGCGCACATCGCCGGGCGTGCGCCAGAATCGCTGATTCTGTCTGTGTCATGGGATTACTGCGAAAGTTTGTTAATGGAAAGGAAGCCGCCAAAGTTGCCGACGTTATTGCGAAACTTACAACCACTCAGGCATTTGCTGCATTTATCCTTCGTGATATCGGACGTCGGCTGGTCATATTCATCAGCGACAGCCGGACCGTGATAACCGCACTCATCACCGCGATAGGTCCAGGTGCAGGTATTAGCCAGCATGATGCGCCCCGGAAAAACAGCACCGTCCGTTTCCGTCGGCGTGGACAGTACAAAAGAGGCACTGACCGCGCTCAGTTCGCTGCACTGCTCGATGCGCCAGCGGCTGATCACCTCCTGCTCCGGATCGGCGTCACTGTTTCCGTTGACGAAGTTCACCGCATCCAGAAAACGGGCGTAAACCTTACGCCTGACCACCGTTCCGCCGACCAGACTCTGCAGGTCTTCCGCCATCCCGGTGACCATTCCGTGCAGGTTAGAAACCGTCAGTGTCGGACGGGCAGCACTGCCCTTGCCGTTCAGTTCAAATCCCGCCCCCTGAATGGGGTATGCCTGATACTGCCGCCCCTGCCAGGTAACCGGCTCACCTTTTTCGTTCTGCTCATTACAGAAAAAATAACGTTCACCACCGACCTCTGTCAGATCGATTTCCCAGAGCACCACCTGGGCTGACTGAGTGAGGCGTGTCGTCTCATGATGTGTTTCCTGTGGAATATCCTGCATCAGAGCCTCCTATGCCACGACCTGTTCAAAATCTGCCGTTATGGTTACCCACAACGCCCCCACGCTTGCCGACCATTTACGACAAACCACCCTGATCGGCTTCCAGTCATAAGGTGGCGTCCACTGAAATGCGCGGACGCCGCCGTGCCGTTCCAGAAAAGCTTTTAAAGATGGGTGTTCACATTTACGAACACGTATCGTCACGCTGTAAGTCGACAACTGGTTATTCAGTCCCGCCGCACGACGCTGTTCATAACCATCGCCCAGCTTCACTGTCACCACTTTCGGCTCTGATACCACATTCATATCCGGGCGCACTTTCCAGTGAAACGTCTCCATTACCGATATGCTCCACTTAACCGACCACCATCACGGGCCTGCTGTTGCATAAAGTCCGCTGCCGCTTTTTTCCCAAGGTCATAAACCACCTTCAGGGCAGCCGGACCTATCTGCCCGTTCGTGCCATCGTTATTGATCTCGATGTTGTACTGCGGGGCAAACATCGCCATACCTGAACCACCAATATCCGCCACAACCCCCAGCTTACCGTCAGCACCACGACGCAGTGGCAGAATGGCTTCAGGTCCAGCTTCCCCCATCACACCCGCGCCTTTTGCAAAAGCAAAAAACGTCGGACGGTTAACCACCGTGCCACTGTAGCGACTCAAATCAGCAGACTGATAAACACCGCCATCCGCATTTGGTGTCACACTGGCAGCTGCTGCACTCCCCCAGCCAAACGCCGAACCAATCCCCTTCACTGCCTGCATCATGACCATCTGCGACATGATTTTTGCCAGATCAGAAAGGAGCGAGGCGGTAAAAGATCTGAAGTTCAGTTTTCCGGTGGTACAGAACGTCGCCAGTGCATTACCTGCACTGTTAAATGCCGCTGTAAACATCTGCTCAGCGGTACCTGCTGCGTTATCCGCACTCTCTGTAAAATTCTGAAACGCCCGCATGGCACCGTTTTTCCAGTCTGCCTGCATCAGTTCCTGTTCCTGCCAGTAGCGTCTGTTTTCGTTCAGTTGCCGGTTAAGGCTGTCTGTCAGCATCTGCTCAGCATTCCGGTATTCATCTGTGCCGTATGTTCCTTTCTGTTTACTGTCACGCTCCAGTTGCTCCATCTGCTGCTGATATTTTTGCTGCAGGCTGAACTGTGTCTGGTACCGCTGACGCTGCTTATCTCCCATTCCTGTTGTGGCGATATCCAGGTCATGTTGCTGACGCAGAGCCCGTTCCTCTTCCGCCAGCTGGCTGGCAAGCTGAATGGATTTTTTCTTCAGGTCATTCAGCGCCGTCTGCTTCTGCAGCTCCTGCTGTTTTGCATCCAGCAGCGTCAGTGCCTGAATCAGCTCATCCTTATGCGCCAGCACGCTTTTTTCATCTGCTGTCAGCTTTTTACCCGCCAGGTCACTGATACGCTGCTGCAGGGCCAGAAGCTGCTTATGCGCCTCTGTCATTTTTTCCGTGGTCAGTCCCGCGGACTGTCTGGCGGCGGCGATCTGCCCCTCCACCTGCGCCTGCTGCTGACTGTACTGCAACAGCAACCGGGTGGCTTCATCATTGCGGTTTTCAGATGTTTTTTTCTTAATGGCTTTCTCGTAACGTTCATTTTCACGTTGTATCGCCGCATCCCTGACAGCCTGATCGGCGTACTGCATGGCATTAATACGCGCAATTTCACGCTGATGTCGTGCTGCTTCCGTTTCATTCATCCGGTTCAGTGCAGCATTTTCAGCATTACGGCGTTTCTGTTGCTCCTGATAATTCCGCTCTGCCTGCTCTTTTGCATCCTGCAAATCCTTCTGGCGTTTTTTCTCCTGAAGATCGTTAAGACGCTGCTGATCGTATTCAACCTGAGAAGATGATGCCGTCCAGGGGAGTCTTTTCGCCCGCGACACTTTCTCCTGTAAAGCGGCAATCTGTTCATCCAGCGAGTCTTCACGACCAATATTCATGGCCGCATCCCAGAAACGACTCCATAAATCAGACAGATACTTCAGCGTACTGCCCAGCGCATTGAGGTTATTATCAATATCCGCAGTACGCCGACCGGTTTCCTCTGCCAGTGCAGACATGGCTATCCGTGCCGCATCACTGGACCGCCCCTGATCCCCAAGGACGCGTATCTGCTCAAGCTGAGTGGCAGTAAGAAAATGCAGCTCATTGTCCAGAGCCTTCGCGGCATTTACAGGATCATCCTTCAGCCGCTTAAACTGATTTATGGTATCGCTGACCGACTGGCCAACCGATCGCTCCATCTTTGCGGCAGCTCTCGCCACCATACCGATATCGTTTCCACGAAATGCACCACTCCCCACCACCTGAGCCAGCGCACCGGCTGCAGCATGTTGCGTGATACCATTCCCGGAAATAGCACGACTGAGCGTCCACAGCTGCCCGGCAGTGACTCCGGCATAATGCCCCGTCAGTGACAGCTGGCGGTTAAATTCTTCCCCCTCCTTCTGACCGTCATACCAGGCTTTACCCAGACCATAGACGGCCGCGGCAATACCGCCAATAACCCCGCCCAGCATCATGCCTTTCGGTGACATCAATGTGTCTATCCACCCGGCACGGTTAGCCAGCGTTATTCCGGATCCCCTCAGCGCACCTAAATTTCCGCGGGCCAGTTCACCTATCAGAACGCCTATCTCCTGACGGGCCGCTGCACTTTTCAGACCCAGCGAATGCGTGGCTTTTCCTGCCTGCTCCATTTTGCGGATATACACTTCTGCAGCACTGCTTACCCCCAGCTGGGCAGCCTTAGCACGAAGCAACTCAGAAGAAGAAAGATTCTGGCGGGTTGCCTGCTCTTTAAGCTGACGGATAAACGCCACTTTCTGTCGGGTAGCCTCTTCCTCAGCCTGTGTAAGAACACGGGTTTTCGCCGTAACCTCAGAAATCAGCGCCAGATAATCCTGCTGACCAATCCCGCCACTGTTTCTGGCCTGTCGGATCTGCTGCTGAATACGCTGTAATTCCTGCAGCCCCGCACTGGCCTGTTTCACACTGTCAATCTGACGATAAAACGCAGCAGCCGCTTTATCCTGAGCCTCCGCCAGAGCCATGGCCTGCGCCTGTTCCTCGCGCATTTTCTGGCTCAGCGCCTCCATGCGCTGGCGGGTTTTCTCCACCTCGCGGGCCATGCGTTCATGAGCCTGTGCGTTCTTCTCCACCGTCTGCGCATGGACGGATGCGGCTGTTGCAGCCGAAGAAGCCGCCTGCGTTGTCTGCCGGGCGGCCTGAGTCTGACGCTCCATAAAACGCTGCATACGGGCAGAAGACCGTTCTGCATCGCTGGCTGCACCATTCAGAAGGTTTTTGATACGGGGAATTTCATTTTTAAACTCTGCCGCATCAATCCCCAAATCAATGACCAGGTTGGCTATCTGGTCCATAACGCACACCTCCGGAAATACCTTCCCCAAGATGCATCAGTTCTTCGTCCGTTCGCTCCGGTATCCCGTTCTCTTCCGGTAAAAGGCTGAAATCAGCCACCGCAGCATCACTGCTGCCGGACACCATTCTCACGATCAATGCCTTCAGCGAGGCAAACTGCGCATCCATCCACACATCACTGAAGCTCTGCATCCGGAAATAATCGCCCCACTCCCCAAGCTCAGTGGCCGACATTTCCGACAGCATCCGCCGCCAGTCTGCCCGCCGGAACTCCCGGGCAAGCCGCATGACAAACTGCATTTCCCGCGTCAGGACTTTTCCGGCGTCAGCACCTCATGCTCCAAATCCCCGGCATTCTCAATGGCTCCCATACCGCTCAGCGACAGAACCATCTCCGCCCCCGCACCCAGGGCATCATACGACCATGTTGTAATTACGGATGCGCAAAGCGTCTCAACATCCTGAGACTGTTCCGCATTCCACAGTGAGCGGGAAACCAGCCAGGCATTGATATCCATCCCCATCCGCAGAAAAGCAATCTGTCGTTCAGCCTCCGGCAGTTCTCCCTCTTCGGCATCAAACTTTGCCGTTCGCTGCTGAACAAACGCCAGATATTCAATTCTCTGCAGCCCGGACAGCTCACTGAGCACCACGGACTGCTTTTCATAATTAAACGTGCCCTGTTTCAGAAACATCATGTTCTCCACCTGCAAAAAAGCCCCGGATAACCGGGGCAAATGATGAGTATCGTCCTGTTAACCTGCGGCGCTGACAGTCACCGTAGCCACTGCCACAAAATCGCCGTCAGAAGTCATGCCCACAATGCTGACACTGCCCTGCTTCACGCCTTTCACCGTGGCCACAAGCCCGTTCAGGGTCACCGTGGCAGTCTGTGGATCTGTCGAATGCACACTGATCGCTTTGTCACTGGCTCCGTCAGGTTTTACTGTAAAGGTCAGCGTGGTGGTTGCTCCCACATTGACACTGGCGGATGCCGGTGCCACCGTCAGCCCGGTAACGCCCACAGTTTGAGTGCCCTCCTCTGCCAGATATGGACGCCCCACACCGCTGATTTTCACGGTGCGGGTCATCACGTCTTTTGAGGCAATGGTTTTACCCAGTGAACTCAGCCAGCCACGGAAAACATCAACAGTGCCGTTGGGATATTTGATACGAAACGCGCAGACTTCACCGGAGTCGAACAACTGAACCAGTTTTTTCTGCCCGCTGTCACCCGGACGCCAGGCCAGCGTCGCCGAAGTATCACCGACGGATTTCTGCCCCTGGGTTGTCGTTTTCCAGTCTGCATCTTCATCATCGAGATAAGTGTCATCTTCTGCATCAGCGGTCATTTCGCCAGGTTGCAGATCCTTCACCATCGCAAGACGCAGCCAGTCAGTGTCCGACAGAGGATTCGCAAACGCATCGCCGTTGCCGGTATACATCCAGAACGTCGTCCCCGCACCTTTCGTCTTTGCCAGTGGATTTGGTGTGGTCATTACCACCTCCTTAATTCGTGTACGTGATCTGGTACGTGATTTCCGCCATCGCCCAGGTGGCCATCTCATTATCACGTTGATAGTTAAAACCGAGTGGGATCAGGGTGTCGATGAGTCCGGAAAGTGCCGGTACATCATTCAGAGCCGGGAAAATGGTGCTCTCCATCCACATATCCAGCTCTGAATCCGGTGCCTTTGCCCGGATGAAGACGGCAATATGCAGAACAGCCTGCCAGTCATCTTCATCCGTCATTTTTCCGGTGTACTGAGCATCACTCAGCCACACCGCCACGGCAGGCAGTTCCTGCGCATCAATAAATGCCGGAAGCCCGTCAAAAAACGTGGCGCTGTCTCCACACTGTTCCCGAAGGCGTGCCAGTACGACCTGGCGGATTTGTGTATGTCGGTTCATCGGGTCAGCCATAATCTCAGTTGTTGTTTCAGTGCATACCCCAGCTGTTTCGGCATTTCCGCAGCAATGATGCGGTCGCGGGCATCTTCAAATGCCTGTGTCAGCGGTCCGGACAGCGGGATTTTCACTACCTCCACAGGAAGACGATTTTTCCTTGGCCTGCCCTGATAGTCATGCCCTGTTGCAAAACGCGCTTCAGGAAGACGCCTCAGAACATGCCAGCGGCCATTCGCCAGTTGCTGAACAAATGCCCCCCGGAAAAAGTATTTTCCCACTCTCAGTCCTTCACCAGCACGCCGCCGTGTTGTGTTCAGTTTGATGGCGGGCAGATTGCCCCGGTTAACGCGGATCCTGGCCGTCATTTTTCCTGACGGACTGGCTTTAAACACCCGGACACGCTGACGTACCAGTTTCAGGGGGATCCCTTTCACCTGGTTATCTCCCGCAACGGTATTCCCGGCAACCTGCCGGGTGGCAACCGAGACCGCTTTCTGTGCCACACGGTTTATCGCCCATGCGCTGGCCTGTGGCACCATACGGGTATCAAGGCTGTTCAGATTGCGGATGGCATTCTCAAGCCCCTTCATCCCACACCTCTTTACTCAATAAAGATCATTGGCTTACCGTTAAAGCGTTCATGCCGTGTGACCGTCCAATGTTGTCCGTCATAAACAACGCGATCCCCGCGCCGTGGGCGGTATCCCGAAGAAAACACCACCAGAGAGACCGCAGGTCCGGACAGAGCATTCAGCTCTGCCAGTGTTTCTCCCGGGATCACAGTCATATCGACATCATTAATCGAGGCTGTCTTTCCCATCTTTCTGACAGTGATCGCATCCATACGCGCTGCCAGCCGGGAAAAGGGATCAGACATTGAGTTTTACCGGCACTTCTTCTGCACTGGTTCCGGCATCTGCCCAGACAACCCCGACCAGCGGATCAGAGCCGCTGTTAGTCAGCTGAACTTTTCCGGACTTCAGATAAACCTTCTTACCCGTTTTCATGTCATCCGTTTTCAGCTTAGGCAGCATAAACACACCTTCGGTCAGGCCGTCGCCTGTTTCACCCTGTGGAATATCGGTCAGCGCCACCGCAAAAACATCACCCACCTGCACCAGGTCTCCGCTGCTGATGGCTGCACTGGCAACAATCGCCACCGTTTTTCCTTCTTCTACAAAATTCTTTGCCATAACTGTCTCCGCACAGCCCCGTTCAGGGGCTGATTTCAGGTACAAAAAAAGCCCTTACGGGCCATCAGAGTTGTTGTCTGCGACGTTTACGCCGTACATTTCACCAGACCGCGGTGATCAACTGGCGCGACACCGGCGTCAATACGCACTTTCGTTGTCACGCCATCCACACTGAAGCCCTCCATCTGATCAATATATGGCGTATCCACACCGTTGAGATAAGCCACTTCAATCGTATCGGAGCCTTTTGACGCAGCCAGGTAGAAGGTGGTCTGGCTGTTATCATCAAGACGAGGCTCTGCAATAACGGTCGCAAAATCTTTCACCGGGTTAATAATACCGGCGTTAATGTCAGCCCCCTTGACACTTGAGGAGCGAATGACCTGGTTAGCAACAGACTCCATCGCCGTCGGTACCAGTACGAACGCAGGACGAATATTCAGATGACGCTCCCCCTCTTTCTGAACGCGCATCAACTGGCGGGCTTTATCCAGCGATGCCACGTCCATTGCAGCGCTCTCCAGTACGTTTGCATGTTTCGCTTTATCGAACAGACTTACATTATCTGTGGAGATTTTCGGGTTAGACGTCAGAATGGCATAAACCAGATCGGCAATAGTGGATTTCGCCGCACGGCCCAGCTTCATCGGGACATCGGTCAGCATATTCAGATCATCATTGATAATGGCCTGACGGGTGATACTGAACAGCTCGCCATAGGTCGCCAGTGCAATAGTGGCCTGTTTATCTCCGGTGGTGACGTATTTATATTCCGCCCCTTCACGCACCTGACGCAGAGCACTGAAGCCCCCCATACCCACACGATGGGCAATTTTAAAATCAGACAACTGACCTTTCCGCGTCCACTGTTCATAGGTTTCAGGGGCATCTTCCCAGCCCTGCAGAATGGCTTTGTTCGCAACATCCAGCAGAATATTACCGAAGTCAGACGTACTGTGTGTGAACGCCGCACCGACCATCTGCATCGGGTTATAACTGGAAATCCCAATACCCCGTTCAGTCAGTGACATACGGGCATATTCACGCAGGGTCATCCCGTTGTAGACATTATCACGTTCGGTTTTTTCAAATCCGGCACGCGCCATCAGCGCCTGGCGAATCCCGTCCCCCACAAAATTACCGTTACCGGCATAAATATGAGCCGGGGTATTTTTATTGGATGGCGTGGACTCGCGCCCCATCTCGTTCAACAGCTTTTCGCGGGCCTGCTCCAGCGAACATTCAGGATCGGCAAGACACTGAGCCTGCAGCGTCTGATAACGCCCGCCAAACATGGCAAACAGATCATTAATACCGTTTACACGCGCTTTTTGCTCTGCCAGTACCTGCGCACGGATGCTGTTTTCATCCACCACGGGTGCTGCTGCCTGCACTGGCGTCCGGGAGGCTGCAGGTTCATCATCCTGTACGCGTGGAGCACTGTTGCGTGGCGGAGTAATCATGTTTCGAATGGATTCCGGCATCTTTTTAAATTCCTCTGTACGTTTTGACTGAATACATGCCATTGCCTTAACGGCTGGCGTCACCTGATCAGCAAATCCATGTGCCAGACATTCGGCACCGGACATCCAGGTCTCATCCGCCAGCATGGCAGCAATTTCATCGGTGGTTTTCCCGGTTTTCTGTGCATAAGCGGGTAACAGAACCGCCTCAACCTTATCGAGCAGGTCGGCATAGGTGCGCATGTCCTCCGCATCACCGCCCGTAAAGCCAAATGGTTTATGAATCATCATGAAGGTGTTTTCCGGCATAATGACCGGGTTTCCCACCATCGCAATGACCGACGCCATTGACGCCGCCACACCGTCGACATAAACGGTAATGGACGCACCATGTGTTTTCAGTGCATTAAAAATGGCGATGCCTTCAAAGACATCGCCACCCGGTGAATTGATATGGAGATTAATGTGGGTGATATCGCCCAGTGCATTCAGATCACTGATAAACTGCTTCGCTGTAACACCCCAGAAACCAATCTCGTCATAAATATAAATATCCGCGTCACTCTGGTGACCAGCCTGCATCCTGAACCAGGAATTATTCTTCGGACTGGTCGTCGGTGTGCTGCGGCTCCTGTCGTTTCGTTGCGGCACTGCTGCCTCCTTTATCACTGGCCGGATCGGTATCAAATACCAGATCCAGCTTGCGGTTTTCATCAATTTCGGCCTTGCGCCGACGTTTGACATCATCCGGATTACGACCACCAGCACGTACCCAGTCTGATTCTGTCGCCGCTCCACCACGAATCTGGATTTTCCAGGCCTCAGCCTCCTTAACAGGGTCAATCCACGGCATCACCGGTCCGGAATACACCGCGGTATACAGTGAAGAACGGTCAAGATCGCGGGGTAGCCTGATAACACCGGATGCCACAGCCTGTTTCAGCCAGGCACGATACATCGGGCGGGTGACGGCACCAATAAACCAGTCCTGCAGGATCAGGTAGCCATCTGTGGATTCAACCAGCTCCTGACGCTGGGCGCTGTAAGTGCCGTTATAGTTGCGTGCCGTACTGGAAAAACTCAGACGACTGCCCGCCGCCACGGCACGCAACTGACCATTACGAAAAGTTTCAAGGTTAGGATTGGGACGATCCGACTTCACCATTCCGATTTCTTCGCCGGGTTTCAGATCGTCGTAAATAATGCCTGGCTGAATGGTAAGCTCGCGTTCATTCTCCTTGCTGCCATTACCATCCGGTTCATAGCTCTGCCCGTCGCCTTTCCGGATGTACATCCCCAGAGCAGCGGCGACCCTTGCTGCAGTCAGCTCAGAATCTTCATACTCTTTCAGGGCACTGAGGCGGATCAGCACACCGGACAACAAAGACGTCCCGCGCATCTGGTGCAGACGGCGAACAAATTTAAGATGCAGCATTCGCTCTGCATCCACTTCTTTGGTTTCCATCTGCCGCCAGGATACGGGACGACTTTTATACACCAGATATTTTTCGGGACGCCCCCAGTCATCAACAAACACGCCCTGATTCAGCCTGTTGCTCTCATCACTGGTCATGGGAATAAAGTCTGGCTCGAGCGCCTCCAGCCAGAAATGAACACCGGCAGAAGGCGTCAGGTTGTTTATGCGCCCGGAAACCATCTGGGCAAACACCTCACCATCGCGCAGCCAGGTACGCAACATCAGACGTTCCAGCATCGGACGGGTAAACTGCCCGGTGACTTCCGGGCTGACAGACCATTCACTCCATCGGGTGCGTATCTCCGCTGCCAGATCACGGGCAATGGCCCCATTGCGTAATACCGGATGTGGCTCGACAATAATCCCGTTTTTCCCCACCACCCGTTCTTCCAGCTTGTCAAATACACCAATAACCAGATCGTGGTTGTTATCAAGGTAACGGGCCTGCTCACGTAACGACACGGCCCCGTACTGGCTTAACTGGTCGGCAGTTCGGTTTTCCCGCCGGGCTTTGTGTGTCCGCGTCGTTTTTACGGCCTCATAAGCCTGGATCACCGCACGGGAACGCAGCCTTGCCGCTTTCCATCCTGGTGAAAAAACGCCAATCACATCATCAAGAATTGCCATCAGAACCTCGCCAGCCGGTACCCGGGATGCCCCCGTCGTCGTGTAATCAGAGCCGCAAGGCGGCGCTCCCACTCCTGCCGTCCCTGCCGGATCTCAGATAAGTTTTCCATGGTCATCTGCTGACCATTAAAGGTGACGGATTTTCCGTCCAGCACCGCCATTTCAGCTTCCGTATAACGCTGAATCATGGCTTCGATATCATTCTGGTTCATAACCATCCTCCGGAAGTCAGCCAGGGGTTAACATCGTCAGTTACTGTTTTCTTCCGTTTTTGTTTTTTAACAGGCGTGGATACCGGTTCCGGTGAGGGTGACGGTTTGGTACTGTCCGGGACACACTCCAGCCAGGTTTCCCGGCTCGCCCATTCCGGTGCATCCGGCCAGCGGATCTTTTCGTATCCATGCAGAATGACCAGAGCCTCGGCATACACCATCAGGTCAAAAGCTTCGTTGGCACCGCGACCCGGCTTACTCCATTTCCCGTCACTGCTCCGCTCTTCATACGTCAGTTCGTCGTAAAACCAGCTCCCCAGCCAGTCAGGGAAATGCACATAGCCGGGACCTGGAGAGTCACGCCATAACGCGTTATTCACCCGGTCTTTCAGGGCATCCGTCTGAAGAAGCCAGAGCGGCACATCACCTGCGGCCTGCGCCCGTCGGCCCGTTCGTCCGGTGTTATCAGGGAATGTACGGGTGATCAGTTTTGCGCGCCGGATGCTGTCGCCCTTAAACAAGTAAATACGTTTACCAAGGCCATCACGACGGCAACGACGCCAGAATTTATAGGCATTATCAGTGACCCCGTCTTCACCGCCGGAATCCACCGCCATTGCCATCAGTCGCATTTGTTGAGAAGGATCGGAGGCCAGCGGCCAGCTTTTATGAAAAACATCCGTCAGCAGGACATCCCAGTCTTCCGGATAGCTGGCCGGATCAATTCGCTGGCTCTCCCCGTCGCTGTCACCGCGCAATGACTGCGTGATGTTGTAACGATCAATAATCCAGCGTTCGCCACGGCTGCCATAGCCCGTTACCTGAACCACAAAACGGCGATGACGTCCCGCCTGCACATCAACTGTCGCCACCAGGAAATTAACGCCATCCGGCACACTGCGGGAAGGAACTGGCTCTGCCCGCTGCTCAAGCAGTTCACTTTTTCGTTGCTCCATGCTGGCACGGGGAAGATAAGGTAATCCCCAGTCGGTATTGATAACCGTCTTGAGTGTTTCTTCACTTCCGGTTGTCTCGTATTCCTGTTCTGCAGTAAGCAGTTTGTAAACGAGTTGCGAGAGTGTCTGGTAAGCAGCTGCCGGACCCTCCATCCAGGAAGAAGTAAATAAAAGGTAACTAAATGATTATAAGGTACTATTGAGTTATGCCCCCTACAACATAGTCCCAGATTTAGTACCTGCTTAAGCGATAAAAAAGCCAAAAAGGAAGCAATATTAATTATTGCCGCTATGCATGATCACAATGACAAATCAGAGGCGGAATTCCGCTCTCGGAACTCACATATGAGAAACGATATTTCTTCCACCGATACCCTTTATTTGGGTATCGCGAGTAAGCCCCAAAATCTGGGTGTTACTCTTACTACCCAAACTACGGGTAGTTTCCGTAGTTTCATAGTCGAGTTGCAGATCTGCAACTCGCCACCAGTTGCTAAGTGCATTTTTGCACTTTCGATAATATCAACCAGTTACCGCCGTAAGTGCTCCGGCTTCCTCCACTGGTAAGTATTTTTCGCGCTCTCCCTCCGTTGTTGAGAACGGCGACGGTATGCCAGCAACTCAAGAACTCTGGTTCGTATGTTGCGCATATCAACGCCGTTAAGCTCAATACCGTCACGGCGCATCACCTCAGCCACCACACGCGCGTAATTTTCAGCGGTGACTGTATCCGGCTGCGCGGCCTGTTCGTCAGCCAACTGGCTGATTCCACCAGCACAGCGGATTAATCGCAGTATTTCAGATTCGGTCATTATCATGCCTGTTTTGCGACCTCATTCACTACGTCATTTTTTACCATCCGGCTGATAATCTGATTACGCAAATCGTCAATAATTGACTGCACTCTGTTTACTGCCATCGGTTTAAGCCCGGCATCACGTGCCAGAATATTGGGGAGTTTTGCCAGTTCCTCGCTTACGATTTCCCCCCATATAGCCATCTCTTTTCGCACATCATCGGCGGGTATGAGTTGCGCCGTTTCCTGTTCGAACTTGAGGCGCTCACGTTCGGACTGATACCAGGCCTTACGGTCATGTGGCTCCATTTCTTCCAGTGATGCCGGAACGGGAAGATCAAGAAAACAGGTCAGAATGTCAGTCACCCGATAGAGTTTTAGCTTGTCATGCCCTCCGGCTGGCTGGATGTTTTTCAGCCTTGCCGCCGCAGTCTGACGACATATTCCCGCTATCGCCGCCAGTTGATTAATGTTCAGCATCAGATTTTTCAGTTCTCGATCCATACCCGCTCCAGAATGTTTTAAACATGCATCTTGCGAACAACTTTCAGAAGAGGTCAAAAAATGCGCTATATGTTGAGCATAAAACAAGCAAAATTAACATGCCAAAAATAAAAACACTTAAAATTCAATATCATAGAAAGATGATGATGACGAATGAAAATGCAAAAACTAGCCTTTTTCCGCGCCGCTCCCGCCTCGCGGCAGGCCACCTCACCGGGAGGACCCACCCAAAAAAGGCGACTGTCACTATTGTTTATGCTCCATGAGCGACAAAACCGCCCGCAGGCGGTTTCACATAAAACATTTTGCATCAGCGACCAATCACCACAACCTGACCACCGTCACCTTCGTCTGCCGTGCTGATCTCCTGAGAAACCACCCGCGACCCCACACGCATTTCACCGTACAGAACAGGCACAACATTGCCCTGGGCAACCATGTTATCCAGAGAGGAGAAATAGGTGTTCTGCTTACCGTTATCCGTGGTGCTGGCTGTTGCTGTGCTGGCTTTCGGTGCCAGCATCTGTGCAACACCACCAAGTGTCATCGCCGCCCCCATTGAAAAGAGAATGTCACTGAAAGCGATACTGATTCCTGGCATCCAGATTGCCGTAGCAATCAGCGCCGCACCAAGCACCGCCTGAAACACGCCGCCACTTTTGGCACCAGCCAGACGCGGTACGATGTGGATCACGGCACCATTTTCCAGCGGTTCATTAAGACGGGCTGATAATTCGTTTTCGCCTGTATCACGCCCGGCAATACGCACCTGATACCAACCATCGCTCAGTTTCTGACGAAACGCTGGGATCTGCATGGCCAGCGCCCGGATGGCTTCGGCCCCCGTTTTCACATGAAGATCGATGCGGCGGCCAAATCGTTGTAAATCCCCGTAAAGGCAGATGCGTGCCATGCCCGGTGACGCCAGAGGGAGTGTGTGCGTCGCTGCCATTTGTCGGTATACCTCTCTCGTTTGCTCAGTTGTTCAGGAATATGGTGCGGCAGCTCGCCGCCCCACGTGTTCAAAGTACCGCCTTGTTGTCATGCTCCATTCGATTTCAGCAATCCACGATAATCGAGGGCCGCGACACCTGCATCTATGCGCACCTTCCAGGCGACACCATCAACAGTAAAGCCCACCTGCTCCTCAAGATATGGCGTATCCATACCATCAAGATAAGCGACTTCTATTGTGTCCATCCCCTTAGCTGCGGCTACATACCATTCCTTGCTATTGGCCTTATCAAGACGTGGCTCAACAATTACTTCTGCCATATCTTTCACAACGTTAATGATGCCGGGGTTCTGATTGATAGTGCCCTCATCACCAACCGGAAAGACTGATGACGATGACAGAATGGCGCGACGCGCGGCAGATTCCAGCGCGGCAGGGACCAGAACAAAAGCAGGGGTAATATTCAGTGAGTCGCCGTTAGCATCCTCCTGGAGGCGCATCAGCTTACGGGCTTCATCAAGCCCCACCATGTCCATATCCTTCGCAATAAGATTTTTATGATCGGCATGGAATAACGCTTTACCATCCGTAAACTTGCCGTTGCTGGTTAACAGGAGATAAACCAGATTGCCAACTGTTCTGGCGGCTGCGCGTCCCATTGCCATGGGGATTGTAGTTAACTGGGTCAGGTCATCGTTGATAATGGCCTGACGGGTAACGGAAAAAATATTCCCGTACGTGGCCAGCGCAATAGGTACACCTTTATCGCTGGTGGTGATGTATTTATATTCCGCACCTTCCGGTACTTTATCCAGCTTTGAAAAACCATTCAGACCAACGCGCTTTGCTTCATGAAAGTTTGAAAGCGAACCGGTACGCGTCCATTTCTGGAACGTTTCGCCGCTGTCCTGCCAGCCTTTCAGTACAGATTTTTCAGCCCCACCAGCCAGAATATGAGAAAAATCACTGCTGCTGTGTGTAAAAGCCGCATTAACAACCTGCGAGCGATTAATAAAACCACTCACAGTGATACCACGATCAACCAGTGATGCCTGGGCCATTTCAAAAAGGCTCATCATCGCGTAAGGGTTGCCTCGTTCAGGGCGTTCATACCCAAGACGGGAATAAAGCCCCTGACGAATTGCATCACCTGTTATGTTTCCGTTTCCGGCATAGATATGAGGCGGGGTATTTTTATTGGATGGCGTGGACTCGCGCCCCAGCTCGTTCAACAGCTTTTCACGGGCCATTTCCGGTGTACATGATGCATCTTCCAGACACGCCATTTTGATCCCGTCGTAACGACTGCCGAACAGGCTAAACACTTCACTTATTCCATTGATGCGTTTCTGTTCATTACCAGCAATATTTGCCGCTCCCTGTGGCGGTGTAATCATTCCTTTAATGGTTTCCGGCATATGTAAAAAATCTCCTGTGCGCTTCGATTCAATTCGCGCCATTGCTCTGACGGATGGCAACAATTCATCAGCAAAACCGTGCTTAAGGCATTCTTTCCCGTCCATCCAGGTTTCATCTTCCAGCATGGCGGTAATTTCCTGTGCTGATTTGCCCGTTTTTCTGGCATAAGCAGGGACTAACACGGTTTCCACCTTATCCAGCAAATCAGCATAATCACGCATATCACCAGCATTTCCGCCAGAGATACCCCACGGCTTATGTATCATCATCATGGCGTTTTCCGGCATCACAACACGATCGCCAGCCATTGCGACCACCGAAGCCATTGAAGCCGCAACACCATCGATATAAACCGTAATGTCTGCCGGATGATTCCGTAGCAGGTTATAGATGGCGATGCCTTCAAACACATCACCACCTGGTGAATGGATCCTCAGATTGATATGTGAAACATCGCCAAGGGCTTTCAGGTCTTCCGCGAACTGCTTTGCAGTAACACCGAAGCCGCCAATCTCCTCATAGATAGATATATCCGCCGCTCCGCGAACATCCGCCGCCTTAATGGTGTACCAGCGATTCATTGTTCCCCCACCGATGCAAAACCATTCTGATTAAGCCAGGTGTTTACGGCATGTCTGACAATCTGCGCCACACCTGGTAATGGTTGGTCAGGATGATGATTTATATGGTCGATCCTGTACTGCTTAAGGCGCATAACGGTCTGCGCATCCAGATGAACGGAACCACCTCTGGTATCACCTGTGTTCAGGTCATTAATACAACTCACAGCAACTTCCTCTGACTGACTAAACTATGCACATTATTGATCGATAAAAGTGGTAAATAAACATATTTCTATCATAAAAACAGATTAATTAGATTCAGACACAAAAAAGCCGGATTTCTCCGGCTTCTGTCACTCGTTGCTTAAAACGGTATGTTATCCCCGTACGGATCATCATTCCCCGCCTGTTGTTTTGGTGTGCTTCGCTGTCATAGGCTTTATCTCACAGCAGTAAATTAAAATTTTTGCGTTTTAACCCTTCACCTGTTCACCTTTTGATATTTTCTCTATTAATTCATAATGTTAAGGGGTGAACAGTTTCAAAAAAACTATTCACCAACTGTTCACCACTGTTCACCCTTGAAGCTCAATAAACAATCAAAAAGGTGAACAGTGAATAGTTTGGTGAACAGTTCATAAATAACTGCTCACCCTATAATATACTGATATAAAAGATATTTATGACAGGGTGAACAGTGGTGAACAGTTATTCCATAAGTTTAATTTTTGCTATCGTCATTAGTGACCGATACACATGATGGCATCCAGTCTTCTGATTCCTCCGTCAGTGTCACGTTTGAACGCAAACCGTGCTTCGTTTTCCGTTTCATATACTCCCTGCCATATTCCGCCATTGCCCCCGGCATATCTTTACCGAAGCGCGTCAGTGTTACAGGTTTACCAAACCCATGTGCCCTCATATAAGCCAGATAGGCATGATAGAGATACCTGCGTGGGCTGAATGGCACAATTTCAGCATTACCCACTAACAGGCCATCACACATTACCGACGCCATGAGATAGCCGCAGAAGTCCACCAGCGAATCCCCCTCTCGCTTTATCGCCAGTGCTTCTTCAGATTTCTGCTGCTCATATAACAGGCGTCTGGCTTCGTCCTGGTTAGCAAACCGTGTAAGCAGATGGCGAATCACTACCGCCAGCTCACCTTCTATTTTTTCCGCCAGCATTGGATCACGTTCGTTCTCCGGTACAACTTCCGAAAAATTGAATATCACCCGACGACGTGAGATCCCCCCGCTGCGGTCACTGAATGACATGGCGTTATTGTTAACCGCCAGCACTACTGCCGGAATACGCGTTGAGTAGGGGGCTTTGTGTTTCGGGTCAATTGCCACCTTGTCACCGCCTGTAATAGCCTTAATCCCTGCTCCATCACCAGCGTAGCGGGTCATATCCGGCATGATAATCAGCGAAAAGCCAACCACTAACGCGCGTTCCCTTGCATCTTCCAGCGCCTTCATGCTTG